TCCGTGTTAGCTAACCGAAAAACGCTGGAGTTAGCTGCTGTCCGGTAAAGTTCCCTTTGGCCGCGTCCACCCACAATAGCATTGCTCGGGTAATGTGGATGCACAGCCTCCCCATTTATTTGTAGCCCTGTGAGCTGAACAGGTCCCGTATTGGTAGTAGCATAAGTAATGCTGTAGGAAGGTGTGGAAGCTATTCTATAAGTGACGCCAGTAACCGTGGTAAAGGTGTATATCTCGATAGCCGCCCAAGTCCTAGACTCGGTTCCTCCTGTAGCCCCCGTCATGGTCAAGTAGTTTCCTACCGCTACCTGATAGGGAGGTATGAGAGTGGCTGCAACGAGTTGCCACTTGTCTACAGGCGTACCGAATTGGTCTACAGGCTTCCCCTTGTACAAAATTGTCGAGGGTAGTCCAGGCGCCGTCAGGAAGAAGATGTCTCTATACGCGCTTATGGTCATGTTGTCTGTGTCGAATCCCGCTGCGTCCTCGGCTAACTGATTCAAATACGGTCCGAGAACTTCGGTGAACGTGGCACCTTCGTCTTCAGTGACGAATAGTTGGTGCCTTGTCGCGAAGAAAGTCGCAGTGTTGGCATTGTTTTGGTAATGCCAAATATGCTTTATCGGATCTGCTCCCGAAGGGAGCTGCATATTTGCAGTAGAGAAAAACTCAATTCCAGAACGACGCACAAGTTTCCCATGCTCGTCCGGTAAAAAATTTACCAGCTGCTCAGCTTGAGATGGATCCGGGTTTAGGACATTGTCTGTCAACCCTCCTGTGAATTTGTCGTTTCTAAATTCTTTCAACTTCGTCCTCGAAATTTAGAGTGTGACCCAGTTTGTTCCGAAGCTGTCAACCCGAAAGTGCCAAACACCATTGTTTGTCGTTAGAACTTTAGGAGACGCTACACCGTCAATGGTCTCTGACTGCCTGCTATTCACTGTAATGTTATTCGTGCTGGCATTTCCTGACACGTCCTGGATTGTTATCTTACGACCCGGTACCAAATACGGCAGAGTAAAAGCGATAGGAGCTCCCTGATTCACTCTATAATGTGTGTGTGACCTCAGGTTGACTGGTATTGCGGTATCTACAACATACTCAGGATTCACTCTGGACAAAACGGACAGCGCGGTTCCGTCCCACAATATCTCTAGGTAGGAGTAGTCGGATAGCATGTACACAAAGTTCTGCCCGTCAATGTTAGGTACGCCGCCATCAACAGACCACTTCCTGAAACCTGCATTTCCACCAGCATCCTTGAGCCTAAAAATAACATTAGTACCTGCGCTAAGACTTGGGAGGTATAGCGCGGTGTCTCCTGTCCCTGTGTACAGATTGTACGCCCCTATCGTGGGGGCAGTCGGGAATGATTGAGGCACCACCAGCACACCCACTTCGGTGTCCAATATTTCCAAGTTCTTTTGTAGACTGGATACAGGGCTCAGCACGTTGTAGGAAACAGTCTTATCGACCGCGACTAAAGCCGCCCCACTTAACGCTTTGTCCATCACCTTAAACCCTAAGTCGTAATCTGACTGTACTGACCAAACTCCGCCGGTAAGACGATATCGTGTCCCGTCTGCATAACCGCCTAACGCCCCCCCAGCGCGGACTTGCCCACTAGTGACAAGCGAGCCGTCTAGGAGGATGCAATATGTTGTGCCGGACACGATAGGGACCGGTTCTTCCAAGGCAAGCTCATGAAACTCAAAGTCGATAGATGACAGAGCAGTAATGTCGAGTTTTTTGGTAACACCCAAGGCAGGGCCAGTGGGGACACCCGCCAAAGTCGCGTAAAGACTGAATGACATCTCACCCGTTGACCCAGCAAGTATCCTAGCGTACATGGCAAGTACATTAGCATCGCCCGTAGCCGTCGCTAGAAAAGTCTCACCGTAAGATGTACTGGAAGTAATTGTGAGGGATGTACTTCCGCCAGCGAAAGTACCGTAAGTCTCTGAGATCTCCCCGTCTCCAGTTAAGTCCACGCCGCCTCCTAGATCCTCGAAAGAGGATCCGTTGTGGACGCGCGCTTTTTTTAAAACACTGTCCCAGAAAAGCCTACCCTCCCCCAAATTGGTCACGGGGTCGGCTGCTACGGATTCAAGGAAAAAGTTTTTTAGCCTAGAAAATACATTCACTATCTAACTCCGATAAGTCTGTAAGTGCCAGCAGGAGGCGCTACCGCAAAGGTGAGCGTAACAGCTATCTGGGTTGTTGTGATATCAGGGTACATAATCTCGAAGTTATTGCCAGATACGTCTCTGAACTGCCAGATAGCCTCGCGCGCGTCGTCGATGCTCGCGGACGTCGTCACTATTTTAGAAGCCTCAGCGCCACTGAGAACTACGTTCCCTACGTATCGCTCGACGCCGATCCGGCGCCAGGCTCCGCCCTCGTCTACTGAGACGTCTTTGGTTACTGTGTCGTAGGCGATCCGTCCGATAGTTCCTGCGGACGCCCCGGGTAAACCAGCTACGTTCTCGAGCCGCAGGCCGTAGGCCTGCCCTTGTAGATATAGGTCTTTCCAACGATTCCCCGTCGTCCCAAGGTCTCTTGTATTGGTGGCGTTTGATAAAAGAGTGTCGCTTATTACCACACCACCAGAGGTGCCGTGAGAAGATCCGCGCAGGGTAAGAGTCGCCGAAGCGGCTATGCCGCCATAAACAGTCTGGCCTATCGTTCGCCCAGCGAGAAGTAAATACTGAGTGTGGTCGTCTTGATTGGTTAGATTAGATATGTCGTTGTGAGATATCTCATTGTTAGGGATACTCGGCAGCCACCTAGATGATGCGTTGTCCCAGAAAAGACTCGCGCCGTCAGGCGCCCCAATACTCGCGTCCCTGAGTTTCATTAGGTCGGAGGTCGTCATTGAGTTTGTGCCGTCGGAGATATTACTCACATAGGCAGTTGACCACCGGGTCGAAGCCCCCCCGAAGTTTTGCCCGTTATTTGATGATGGCAGCAATTGGGAGTTCACGGCTACAGAGCTAAGGTTACTTAGACTCGTATTCGCTTTGCCGTTTAGCTGGGTTTGTATTGAGGAAGTTACGCCAGATACATACCCTATCTCAGCCTTGGTTGTGGCAGAGACTTCTAAGAATCCGGCTGCTCCGGATACTACCGCTCTGTCAAAAGTCAAGGCTTCCAGTTTCGTTAAAGCGATTGCCGCCGTCGCAGAAACATCTGCGTCAGCTATTAGGGAGGCACTTAAGACTCCGGCTACCGCTTTAACGACCCCGTTTGCACCCGTCATCGTAATGTTTGTAGAAACTACATTTGTGAAATTACCAGTGGTGAAGTTACCTTCGGTACCTCCGACATTTCCAGTAGTGATAATGTTATCGTCACCGAAGCTAATCGCTCCAGACGAGTCGGTTATAGAGCCACCCGCGAGTAAAAGAGTACCAGCAGTGATATTGCCAGAAGTAGATAAGTTTTCATCGTCAAAACTAATCGCCCCGGATGAATCAGTTATAGACCCAGCAGCGGCTGTAAGTGTTCCGCTAAGGATTGAATCAGTGAATATATTGGCCCAGCGATATGTTGCTGTGCCCAAGTCGAATTGTGAATCAATAAGAGGACGAGCATTATCGCCGAGCTGTACATAACCAGTACCCGCGCCAACCCCATCACCGGAATTAGCGTATAGTGTGAGATGAGTATTATTAGTAGCGCCACCATAAATGCGCTGCCCTGCAAGATCCCCTGTATAAGGACTTCCGGCGGCATCCAAGTCGTCATAGCCTGCCCTCTTTACATAAACATCTAATGTTTTGTCGATGAACCCAGAGAGGACTGACTCCTCACCCCAGTCCATATCGGCTACTTTGTGCCATGAGGCAGCAACTTCGCCCTCGCGTTGCTCCCATCTGTAGGCTGCACTTTTCCCGTCCCCGTCATCATCTACGACGCGATAGTCGTTGAGAGTGTTTCCAGCAAGCGGCAAAGCCGCTTGATTGGCAACAGATGGTTTTGTCTGCGGGTAAAGAACAGCAAAAAGCCAGTCTAAAGCAGACCCCATATTGGTAACTTCGCCTAAAGGCAAAGCTGGATTTGTATAGAAAAACTCACTCGGAGAGTGAGAGTAAGGGTGCTGCGATTTGCTCCAAATTTGGAACCGTGAATGATTAAAAATCATTTATCTAATCCTTTAGACGACGTCCCAAGTAGAGTCCCAGACCGAATTTTCCTCTTTCATTCTCTCGACGTTAGAGGAGGTCGCATTGATGTATTGATACGTCGTTTTTGTACAGGTCTTGCCGTTACCTGCTCCTGTCTCTGCTGTGTAAACCTCTGAGGGTCTGCCAACACCGTCATAAACTATAAACTGTTTTACGAGGGTTACAGCCTGACCCTTCAGGTGTACAGTATTGTCGATTTTAGTAGCCATAAGGCCCTCAAAGCAAAGGGAGGGCTTACGCCCTCCCGGATAAATTAGACTACCAAAGGATCGAGAGCGTCGATCATGAGCAACAAGTCCGTTTGAAGCTGCGCGTTAAGCGTAGCTATTCGGGGTTTTACGCCGCCAACAGCCAAGTTTGCCGCGTCTGTACTTACGGTAGCCGTAGGCCAATCCGTAGTGTCAGCTCGAACGAAATACTTGTTTTTTAAAACGTCTAGTTCTGCCTGTGTCATAACAAACCTCGGTTAAAGGGAGGGCTTACGCCCTCCCAGATGTTTAGTAAGAGATTCCGTGGATGATAGCCGAGTGACCAGGCTTCTTGTATTCCATCTCTCCGAAGAGGCAACAGTCAACAATGTACTGGTATCCGCTTTCTGCACGAATTTCGAAGTATTCTCTTCCGTCAGGAGAGATACGCTTCTTGAAGTAGCCGTTTGAACGGAAAGTGATAGACCGCCAGTCGACTAATGGGATGATATCGTCGTCCATCTCTTGGATTCCGACAATTCTTGTGATTCTTCCGGTTACGTTGGCGATTTTCATCTCCATCCAACCGTAAAGCGACTCTTTTGGCTCCTCAACAACTCGGTAAGATCCTTTTTGAAGCTCTAGTTGCTTCATAACGGAACCGAAGTTTTTAAGAGACATTAGGTACTCGCTTGCAAGACCCTTTCCTCTTTCACGCGCTTCAGTGTAAGCGTTGAACAAGTCGTTAAGGATAGTCGCTGCTGTCATAGCAGAACCGTCGATGTTGACAGACTGAAGGATTGGATAAGCTGTTTTAAGCTGCCCGTGAATGTTTGCTGTTCCGCCGTTTACTGAAGACAAAAGAGCTTGTCTCATTGAGACGAAAGTCTCGTGGTTTCCACCAGCGTCGAAGACACCATCGTGGTAACACTTAGCCGCTTGAGCAACAGAGTAAGCTGAAATGTCGACAACCGCACCACCGCGAGTAGCGGAAACTGTAACTGTCTTTGTGTTGACGTTTACGGCTATGACGTAAACTGTCAATGCAGCAGAGTCATTGTCGTCAAGAACCAATTTTTGATTGATCTGGAAACGGTCGATTTTGTCGACAGGCATCAAACCACCAGCAGTCGGTGCAGCTGCACCTCCGATACCGGAGTTATCCTGAATTGTTGCGAACTGAGGACCAGAACCTAACTGGATAGAAACTACTTCTTTTTTGTAGTCCATCAAGTCTTCTAATTCGTCAGGAAGCAATCTTAGGAAAGTTGTTTCTGGAATTTTTCCGTCGTGCTCTTGAAGGTCACGCTGGTTGAAAATCAGAGAAGACCAAACTTCTCTGTAATCAGCGATGTTACCACGAACGTGCTTTGACTGAGAAATGTCATTACTCGCTGTAAGCTGACCGAAACGAACTGACGATGCGCCGGCTCCTTTGAAAGGTACAACTAAGTTGCCACCTTTCCAGTTGTTGTCCTTCTGGACGTTTTGAAGAATGTAATCACGCATGATTAATTCTTCTTTCAATAACTCATTAGGGAGATACTCGTTGAGCATATCCTGAAACGATCGTGTAGTTCCCATTTGCTAAGCCCCTATGCTAGCTGTTCATCTGATTACTTAGGTCACGCAATTCTTGGATTGACTTTGGTATTTTCCGAACCGGGGTAGCTGCTCTCCCTCGAATATTCGGTATTACCCTTGGCTGTCCTGTTTGCTGGCCTGGCATAGGAGCCTGTGCATTTGCGCCGTTTGGCTGCGGAGCATTGTATGGTTGGTTCGTAGGCTGGTTAGTCGCCTGGCTTGGCGCGTACCCCATTACCTGTAAAACCTGATTAACAGCGTCTCGTGCTGATAGATCTTGTCGTGTAGTCTGGTAGTGCCGGCTCCCTCGAGCTATTACCTCTTGTCTAAAGGCGTCCGCACCCATTCTCTGATTATACTGTTGTTCTGCTGTCTGTACATTCGGATCGTTCAGAGCATAACTTAACTCATTCTGCTTTTGCGCGTAAGCCGATTGATTCACTTGCTCCTGTAGCCGGCGGTTCTCTTGGCTTAGCGTGTATTGCTCATTCTGCGTATGGCGTGCATGATCGTACTGAGCCTTTAGATTCGGATCTTCTCTTTGCTGCAATTTCAGCATCGCGTACCTGAGAACCTGATCCTCAGTAATCTCGTGTGACTCCAAAAATGACTCTAAGTCTCCATTCTGAAGGTAATGACCCAGTTTTTGAAGGTCACCTTTTACCTCGTCAAATTCTTTGGTCGCGGCCATAAGCCTCTGATTGTCTTCGCGGAGAGCTTGGCGATCCTGCTTTACATGATCTAACCCATGAGCTCGCTCGAGAAGGTCTCTGACCTTTTTCTCGTTTTCTGGATTTGTTAAGAGTGGGTTCAGAAATTCGTCGAACTCCAGCTCTTGATCGTGAACCTTGAAAACTCTGTTTGGGACGTACTCCTCTGCGGATACCGTCGCTCCTTCACGTGGCTCAGCTGGAATTACTTCTGGCTCTGGTTCCGATGCGGATGGTAGCGCCTGAAGAGGCTCCTCATATGGCTCGGGTTCTGGCTCTGGGTCAGGCTCCGCCTGACTAGTCTCGAGAGTCCCCTCTTCTGAGGCGTCTGCTTTTGCACGTAAGTTGTCAATCATACTAGTCTCTTGTCCATCCACTATCATCTCATTGCTCCCATATTAGGTCCCTGTCCTGGTCCTATTTGTTGTGGCGGCATACCGGGTGGCATACCCTGACCGCCTTGTGCTCCCTGTCTTCCGTCTGGCCCCATTGCATTCTGCATCATCGAGGCCTCTCCGCCGTTCATCTGCTCGAGTCTCTCCATCGAGCCGTTCTGGGCTTGAAGTTGCTTCAACAACCAGTCGAGAGCTCTTTGAGGTATTCGCGCCCTTTTAGGTGCTTTTTTCGGATCTGGATTGTCGACATACATTTCCACGGCGATCATAGGGCCATCCGCAGGAATATATTTCGACTGCATTGCCAAAATTTTCTGCTCTTTCTGGGCCGCAAGCTGAGAGTGCTCCTGTCGTTTTTGCAGGTAAGCCTTCTGTATCTGAGGCTCTAAGTACCCGAAATCAGCTTGTTTTACTCTGAGCGACAGCTCAGATATGATGTATTCGTGATTGTCTTCTTCGATTGATTGTGGGTACTCACCACGCTCAATTGCAAGCATAAGGTTTTTCGTGGTGTCATTGTCAATTGTGTACTTCTTAAACATTTCCTCGTTATTAGCAAAAGGCATATTACGCATGAGCATACCAATATCCTCACGCCCCAACTGCTGTCCGCCATATTGGAGAAGGTGCTGGAAGCTGAGCTGCTTTCCGAATTGTGTCTCCAGCGTGTCATCCTGAGGAACTACCTTAATCTGATATCTTAGTTTAGTGCTGGATTTGTACTCAGCCATATTCACATATTCTTTCATACCAATCGCAGGAATGAGAAGTTCTTCAGATAGATAGGCTTTACCTAGCTCGAGGCTCAGAGAGCAAACGTCCGTTAGGAAGTCCTCGAATTGCTCTGAGTAACCTGATAGTTGCTGTTTTTGTGCGGAACTTCTGAAGAGCAAGGCGTAGAGGTCGTTGCCTCCTTTTACATCATTAGCTTGAGCCATGATGTTGTTGACGTCCAAAACGTCGTACATCTCTCGGATCTGGCCATCTATGTAGTTTTGATATTGACCGCCATCACGTCCTTGAAGGATTTTGGGCTCCATACCCTGAAAGGTAATACCTCGGACACCAGGTAATAACGCTCCCGGCGCCAACTTAGTTCCTGACTGATAAAGAATCTTGTCATCACCGATCGTAATCTGGTGAAGAGCTTGGGAACTTGCTGCACGATTTATCTCCGCTTGGTAAGGACGAGCCTGTTTGATAATAGAGCGCCCCCGGGGGCTCGTCGGATGAACGTCGAATCCTGCGGATAAGATAGGAAAAAGTCCCTCGGGTAACTCACCCTCTTCGAGGATGACACCTTTGGTAGCAATGTAAAAATAGCCTTCCGGGTACTCGACACATGGGCGGAAAAAATACTCCCTGACGGGGGTAAAACCCTTGGCCCGTTCGTAGCCACCTTTGTTTGAGTCGAAAACCACATACGTTTCATTGCTTCCATCTGATATAGCTTTTGTCTTCTCGTCGTCGTCCTTGTACCTGCTTCGCAGGGTAGGGGTAGCGACCATTTTTCTAGTGATAAGGTAGGGGGACTCGTCTAAGGACTGAGCCCCGGGATCCCGCATTAAGTTAAACCCGTAGATACGCTCGTAAGTCAGAGCTCCCTCGAATTTTGGATTCTCTTTGTCTGGAACTGGCTCCCCTTGCATGTCAAATTCTGGCTCGCCGTACTCGTCTATTTTCTGGTGATAGCCCTCGAAGTCACCCGCATCTGGGTCCCAGAAGACCTTCAGGTGAACCTCTCCGATACCGCAGTAGTCAGATGCCCAAGATCTGCGTTTTCTTTTGAGCTTGTATCTGGTCTGAAAATCTGTCCACACAGCCTTGTTCAACTCTGCTGCTTTTACGTCCTGCATCTCCCCATCAAGCTGGGGCACAGGGGTTACGCCATTGGCGTTAGCCATGACGGATTGTGTGTAAAACTTGTGGACTTTGTGTGTATGGTTTTTAGTCAGGCGTAGCTTGCTGGTGTCGGAAACATCTCTGTTATCGCGAATTTGCGAGAATTTAGTGTCGCCGCGTCGGTTGTAATGGTCTCCCGCAATTAGGAGAACATGGCTTCTCTGCTCCGCAAATAACGACTTGTCTGCCGCCTCTGCATCCTGATAAAGCCTGTTTAAATCACCAACGGTATGTTTCTTCATAAACCAGCCTCAAGTTCGTTATTTATCATGATCTCTTCGTAGGCGAGAGGGTCCTCGTTCATGAGACGATCCATCTCCAAGTCGTCGAGTACAGCCTTCTGGGCATCGGTCATAAGCATAGCGCCGCCTGCGGCGGTTCCGCCAATTTTCTCATGCTCCCGCGCCATATCTGTCGAGAACTCTGACGCTGGAAACACCTCAGGAGTCAGGTCGGTAGAGCCTGAGACCTGGCTAGAAACCCCAAACTCTACCTCAAGATCACCGAAGGCTAGCCTCCGTACACCCGCATTGTGACATGAGGTAATGATAGCGCAAACAGCTTTATATCCCAAACCCTTCTCCTCAGGGGCTTGGCTATCCGTATTGGTCGTTCCAGAAGTTAATTTCTTGCGTGGTTTCTTCCCAACCGCCTTTTTCGTCACTTTTGCGCTCCTCGCCTCGGCGTAGCCGAATTTGTTCTGCTTCAAATTCCTCTTTAGTCCACTCTCGATCTGCCTCAGATTTCTTTTTGGCCTCTTGAGCCTCTTCACTCAGCTCGTCTCTGATCGCAGTCCAGTCCCACGGAATATAAGTCGCAGGATATCGTAGAGCTCCGTCTATCAGGTCGTCTTTTGCGTGTTTTTTGTGGGTATCTCTATTTAGAGTCATAAGCTCTGCACCCAATTTCCGCAACTCAGGAGTGTCGAAAACTTGGAGCATCGTGTTTTTGAACAGGGTATTTACTACCTGCTCCCCGACTTCATGGGACTTTTCTGCTTTGTTGAAAGGCTCCCCTACTCGAGTCGCGATAGTGTGAAAATCCTTACAAGCGTGGTCATAGACCTGAAAAGTGCACTTGATACCACCCCTCATGATTATGTAGTGATCGAGGGCATCACCTGCCGTAGTCTCGATCCCATCGCCTCGCCAACCTTTGCAGACTACTCCGTATCTGTAGTCCGGGCGGACAGCAATAATTCCCATCCCAGTAGGGTGACCACCTGCGCCCCCAGAACCAGGATCGACACCACCGTAGAACTTCCAGTCTCTCGGAATGTCAAAAGGCTTAATGAAATGCTTGGAAGGAACAAAAGCACCATACTTCCGGCCAATTTCAGTGACGAACCTGCCTCGAACTCGTCGGTCAACTTCCGTCTCATTTTTGCAATCCTCGATCGCCTCCTTGATCATCTCCTCGGTGTAATGCCCCGGTGTCCCGTCCTCATACTCCATACAATCATACATCTCGATTTGCTGCTTGAAGGCGTTAGGGAATTTCTCCATCTCCCCCTCGCCCTCCATTGCCAGCATCCACAACATCTGGTTCCGGGTGGCCGTGAAGACCATCGAGAAGTACCCGTGGGTCGCCTTAATACGAAACACCAGCTCGTCATACAGATCCTCTGGCAATTCCTCATCCGTAAAGATAGCGTGGCATGAGCCTGCCTGTAATGAGTGCACATTCTGGCTATATGTTTTGAAATACGTCATCACGCCTGAGTTCCAAGCAATCGCGTATATTTTCTTTTTCTCGTATACAGCTTTCCACCCATAGACAGGGTCGTCGCATCTCTCTTTGAACCTCTCACTTATAAAATTTCCTCGCTTGGGCATGATCTCGGGGACCCATTTGTTCTGGAACTCTGTCGTCGCGATATCTGACGTGGGGTATAAGTACCAAAACTGCCGGGGCGTGGGGTTCAGGGGCCACAGCTTAGCCCATATCGACGTATCCGTGGCCCAGTGAATACACTTACGTATCTGAATCGTGCTCTTACCAATCTGGTTTGCAGCGACCAATAGGTTCATCCGGCAAATGCTCTCGAAGAACGCTCTATTCCAGCGATACCAGTTCCACCCAAACAGGTGCGGCAACTCCCTCTTGAGCCGAGCCTTCGCCGCCTTCCTCAAACTCGCAGGATCTCTATCTCGATTTGCCGCCGATATCTCACTCGCAGTCGTCATCGGAATCCTTTTTAATGTCAGGTACTTCTATCTTGTATGGGGATTTATACGCATTAGCGGCAACGGTTGGGTCGACGTGAGTTACAGCCCCCTTCTCTGGTGGTGAAGCATCGAGCACGTCAGCCTCAATCGCCTCGTCAAGGTCCTTCATCGCATTTATTGATACCAAGCCAGGTCCTTTTTCCGCGAGCGCCTTCGGCGCTACGCTATGCTCGTGTTGCATCTTCTGGGTAAGACTACCCAATACCCGAGTCTGGAGCATCTCCGTCGTCTTCCGCAATTCAGCAATCGCTGCAGTATTCATCTTGCGAGTCGTCTTCTTGGTGACAATCCCGTCCTTGTCCGTTTTCTCCTCAATGACAATATCCACCAGATCCTTCTGGGTGATTTCCCTCATTTTCTCCAGAGACTCCTCAAGGATCTGTTTTTGGACAATGTCATACGATTTCGGGGGTATACAGATCCATGCGAACTCGATTGGCCTCGTTTTGGCCAGATGGAGGAAGTAATCCTTATGGGTAATTCCACGTATGATATTGCTGAAAACCATGTTCGCTAACTTATCCTGAGCCCTGACATACTCCTGCCAGAACTGGATCCTGAGGCACTTCGATGTGAAATCAGGCTTCGCCCGCGATGTGAGCTTATTCTCAGTCCACAGAAAAGTGTCCCGCGGTATCGCTGTAACAAACTCCTTCAAAACCTCAGGGCATATGTTCACCAACGACCGAGGATTCTCGCGATCCAAGATGCCGGGGTCATACAATTCTGTGTCATTGATCGTTATTTCCATAGGTTCCTTTGTCAATAACTTGCATGGTTTTTTATGAGTTTAAGGGTTGTAAGTCCTTGATATCACACCCTCGGGGGCCAGCTCCAGTGGCCAGGCTTTGGATCTTCAGAAAATTTAGTCGGGTTGAAATAACAACCATTCGGGTTCATGACAAACAGAGCACATTCCTGCGTCGAGTCATCTAAAACCTTCGTGATCATCGCTGGAGAAGCCTCCATCGGATGCTCGCCCCCCGGGGTTCCGTATTTCATGTAATGAACGATTCTTTTAATTGATGCTTTTTGAGTCATGCTGTTTCCTTTGTTATTTTTTTGGTTTTTCAAAATTTGAGGGGTGCCGGGACACACAGTTTCTGTGTAGCATTGACCCCCCACCCCCGGGCAAATATGAAAACTCTAATGATATCACCTAGTTATCCCTGTACCCCTGTACCCTTGGGACACACCATGAGGCTACCTATACCCCATGCCAGCTTAGCTATTGCAACAGGGGTGCATATAGACATGTATAGCAGGATCTAGAGAAGTATCGCAATAAGTATCGCAAAGTATGGGTGCATGGGTGCATGGGTGCGGGTTATGGGTAGTTAAATACTAGGCAGCCAGGTGTATAGGTCATATACAATAATGAGGCGCTGGTGTATAGGAGCCGGGCAGCCGGGGCACAAAGATTCCGGGG